TAAGGAGTTCTGGTTGCCGATACTTCAAGACGAATCCTTTAATGAATGGTTGACCAAACGATATCTGATTTCTTCTGATTCTATTATGCAAGAAGAAGTTTCTGAGGAAGACATTGAAAATGCCTACAGCGACTTGTGATAGATGTGAGGGTCAAATAGACCTTGACAACGACCAAGCAATATGTTTTAATACTGATGGTGGCGGAGAAGTGTACATCTGCGAACCGTGTGTAGAAATTGTGAAGAGAGAATTTATTGATGAGATTAGAGAAACAAATATTATCGAATCTGATATTATGTGAAGACTATATCAGAAAAACTATTGCGTTTCTCAAGGAAGACTATTTCCTTGATGCCGAGTTTCGTTTGGTGTTCGGCACAATCCAACAACACTTTCAGAAATACAATCAAACTCCTTCAAAGAATGCCCTGTTGATATCTCTTCAAGAGAATCGACAGGTCACTGAAGAACTCTACGGTAAATCGGAAGAACTGATCAACTCTTTGAATGAGATCGAACCTGATCAGGATTGGCTAGTTGATCAAACCGAAAAGTTTTGTAAAGACAAGGCAGTGTACAACGCCATCATGCAGTCTATTCAGATCATTGATGGTCAGGACAAACTACACACCGTAGATTCTCTGCCGAGTATCTTGTCCGATGCCTTGGGTGTCGGTTTCGATAATCACGTTGGTCACGATTATGTGGCTGATGCGGAACTGCGATACGATTTCTATCACCGAGAAGAAGAAAAACTTCCATTTGATCTGGATTACTTCAACAAGATCACTGAAGGTGGTCTGAGTAACAAAACTTTGAATGTTGCACTCGCTGGAACGGGTGTTGGTAAGTCCCTCTTCATGTGTCACTGTGCTGCATCCTCTATCGCGCAGGGTAAAAATGTATTGTACATCACCTTGGAAATGGCAGAGGAACGCATCGCAGAACGTATCGACGCCAACATGATGAACGTTCCTATCACCGATCTCCGCGATTTATCTAAGAAGATGTTTGATGATCGTGTGGATAAGATTAAGAACAAGATTGATGGTAGATTGATCATCAAGGAATATCCCACTGCCTCTGCTCACGTTGGACATTTCCGCACACTGCTTGAAGAACTGAAAGTCAAACAGGATTTTAAACCAGATATCATCTATGTTGACTACCTAAATATATGTGTGAGTCAACGACTCCGTGGCAATGTCGGTGCAAATTCGTACACCATTGTCAAAAGTATTGCAGAAGAATTGCGTGGACTGGCTGTTGAGTTTGATGTGCCGATTGTGACTGCCACCCAGACAACTCGTGGTGGATATAACAACAGTGATGTTGATTTGACCGACACTTCAGAATCTTTCGGTCTCCCTGCCACTGCTGATTTGATGTTCGCCCTGATCTCCACTGAAGAGTTGGAACAACAGGGTCACATCATGGTGAAACAATTGAAGAATCGTTACAGTGATCCTACTCGTAACAAACGATTCATGATTGGTGTGGATCGTGCCAAGATGAGACTGTACGATTTGGATGAAGAGGCACAACAAGACATTCATGATTCTGGTCAAGAAGATAATGGGCCAGTGTTTGATAACAGTTCTTTTGGTTCACGCTCAAACTTGGGTTCTATAAAGATATAAATAAAAGTATGTTAAGTAAACTATTATTAGGTGTTGTTTTGACGGGTGGTGTAGCAGGATACTTCTACTACAACCAAACCCAAGCAGAGCTCATTGAGCTCCGTGAATATAACATGGCGTTGGAACTACAAGTCAAAACACAAAATGACACCATAGACAAAATGTCTACCCAATACGAAACCCAGATGAAGGCGTTTGGTGAGTTGAATAGTAAGTTTCAAGAGGCAGAAGCGGAGATGAGTAGATACCTAGATATTTTCCGTAGACATGATCTCAGTAAACTTGCGGCTGCAAAACCTGGCCTGATTGAACCGAGAGTAAACAATGCGACAAAAGATGTGTTTGACAGTTTGGAAACCGATAGCACTTTTGAGTTCGATAGTAATCCTTAGTGGATGCTCTCTGCTGACCCCCGCCCCAAGAGAGGTGGAAATCAGGACAGTAGAACTCAAAATTCCGATCCAACATCCTCCCATGCCGAGACCAATCGACATGAAGGAACCTAAGTGGTATGTTGTCTCCAACAAAAATCTGGAAGAATTCTTAGAACGAATTGAAAATGAGTCTGGTACGATGGTGTTCATGGCCATGTCAGTGCCAGATTATGAACTGATGGCATACAATCTCCAAGAGATTAAGCGGTATGTCAAAGAAACAAAAGAAGTTGTAGTATACTACCGAACCGTGACCGACCCTGATGATGAAAAAGAGGTAGAAGAAGAGACTCAAGACGAGTCATCACTCATGCAAACGTTGAAGGAGAGAGTCAGTGGCGGAAGAGGAAATGAAAACGAGTGAACGGTTACCAGCAGACGTAAACGGAGATGGTAAAGTTGACGAAGAAGAAAAGAGAATGTATCTTGAATTCAAGCGTAAAGAACTTGAAGACCAAGATGCAATGCGTGATTCTCAACGCAAGATGGCTTGGTTTGCACTTGGAGGCATGTTGTTATATCCTTTTGCTGTGGTCGTCGCGTCTTTGGCAGATTTAGACAACGCTCAAAAAACTCTGGGTGACATGGCCCCAACATACTTTGTCGCAGTTGCCGGTATAGTTGCTGCATTTTTTGGCGCACAGGCATTTACTAAGAAATAAAATGTTATACTTTGAAATCGCGACAAGACTTTATCCAAGACAAGTGAAGAGAATACGGGATATCGCTACGGATCGCGGCACAGTATACTCGGATCACATCTCAGAAGGTGATGATACTAATTTAGGTATCTGCCGTCTAGCCGATAGAGATGCAAACATAGATGCTCAGGTGAGAAGTCTTTTTAACGCTGACCCAACCGAGGTTACTCTTATGAGAATCAAGGCGGGTCATGAAGTTGTTCCCCATGTTGACGGCGAACAGTATGGCAGAATGACATCAGTTGTTTTTCCACTGATCCCCGCAGGAACAAAAAAGTATGCACCCTGTACCATGTATATGGAAGCTGGTACATTTGATCTGCCGTGGGTTCCCTGTTATGCGTTCAACACTCAGATCAAACATGGGGTTAAGAACAACGAATATGACCGATACAATCTTCAGCTCTGGTTCGACATGCCAATCGTGGAATTTTTTGAACTTTATCAGTCAGGACAGTTGATTTCACCCGAAAATCGTGTGCCTCTCGCGTAAGTGATTGATATCCAAGGATATTTTTTTCGTTATAAATCAAGGGCTTAAAATTTTTTCAATTTTTTTTCTTTTCTCAATAAAATCAATCACTTACAGTCAAAAAAAGACTTGACATCTGCCTCCATAGCTGTCATAATAGATGTGTAAATTGAGTTGAGAGAGTTTTTGAGTATGTTTAGATTGTTTCAGTTGGATGTTCCCCGTTCTGAGTTCGATGCCGTCAATGAGATGGGTTGGACAGAAGCGATGTCTCAGTTCCCCCGTATTGAGGCGCACATGGCGCTGACTACTGGTGGTTCCGAGGGTTGGGTTTCGGACTATGATCAGTTTTTCAAACATGTCGCTGACATCAATGTTCGCGATCTTGAGGATGCTTTTCTGGTTCACAATAATCCTCATGGGCCTCATGGGACGGAAGGTTTTGAGGAACTTATCACGCGCCATGCGCCACAACATTCGATGTCAGTTGGTGACATTCTCGTTGGTGAACATGGTGACGTTCACATGGTTGACCCGATGGGGTTTACTCAATTACTCTCTAGTAAGGTAGGTGCTGCATAATGTGGAATCTTGAAGGTATGACAATCCAAGCCAATTATCTTGGCGACATCCCCGTTGCGGGTAAAGTTACCCTAAGCCGTGTTAAATACGGTGGTGGTATCTCTCACCACATTACCCTTGCCGAAGGGTTCACTGCCCTTGGTGGCAAAATCAAACGCGATGCCGGTGAAGGCATCATCGTTGCACACGAAGATGTGCTGGAGGTGCGCGATTAAAAGACGCACCAAAGAAAAGTTGTTGTATCAGGAAGCCCGCAGAGGGCTTTTCCTGCTTCTGGATCATTATCTGATCGCTCGTCAAAATGGTGAACACATCCTCAACGGGAAACCAGAGACAATTGAAAATGCAATTTGGGAATGGCATAATGAAGTTCTTGAAAGAAGTAACAAATTGGACTGAGTGTCCGTCTACTCCGAACCACACATATATATTTAATGACAGTGGTCAGAATGTCGGGTACATCAAACAGGGAACGTCTGAGATGATCATGTTCTCTAAACCAATGAAACAGTTTAGTAAGAGTCGCAGAAAGTTTGTTGAAGTTGAAGTATAGGAGATTGTAATGCACGATGCCTTGGTATCTAGTGGTGACCCCAAAAAATTAACAATGAAAGATGTTGCGATGATGGTAGAAAAGTTGTCACCAAATGACGCAGCAACAGTTTACAACGCCTTTAAACTCGTGAATGATCTATTGAATCCAGAGATGTACGGTCACGCCGTATCTGCTGAGGTGAGGGATCAGGCTCGAGTTTGTTTAGGATTGCCGAAAGTAGAACAAAATGCCTACATATAGATTTTTAGATCATAACACTGGTGAGGAGTGGGAAGAGTTCATGGGAATCTCTGCCGCAGATGAGTATCTTGCGGAAAATCCTCACATCGAAAGATTAGTAGCTGGTGCGCCAGGCCTCGTTGGAGGTCACGGTGACCGGACTAAACCAGATGGCGGATTCAAGGAAGTTCTGTCTAAGATTGCAGAGGCAAATCCAACTTCTGCATTAGCGAATGATTTTGGTAAGAAGGATCACAAGTCGGTAGCAGTGAGAAACCTTGCACAAAAGCATCGTGCAAAAATGCAACAGGATTAATTGCATTTTGCGTGTGAATACTATACTATTTTTCGTGTGCAAAAAATCACAGAAAAGTATAAATAGTGTTGGAACCTGACAGGAGGGAATTCTATGAAATGGTTCAATATGATGAGCATCGTTTTGTTGTCGATGTTCGTAAATGTGGGGTGTGCTTCAGCCTCAGGTAGTGATTATTATGAAGCCGTGCAACGAGCCGCAGAAGCGAAAGCTCTTGCCTCCGAAGCACGTTACCAAGCCCTTGCCAAAGTGGCAAGTTCCGGTGATGGTCAGGCTGCATCCGCAGCTGTTATGGCCATTGCACTGTCCTCGGACGATCCTATTGTTCCACAATACGTCGAATCCTCTGCATTGAAGTGGGCTCAAGTTTTGACTCCCACTATCGGCACTCTGGGTTTGGGTATTGTTCAAGCGAACGTTGCGAAGAACGCCGCAAACAACGCAGCAAAGGTTCAGATGGCTTCTATGCAGGCTAATACTGATATCCAGCTGGGTCAACAGGCGATGATTACCGACATGGGTGGTCAGTGGGCAGACGTTGCGGCCGCTGGCGGACAGGCAACAGTTGATGTTGCTCTCGCTGGATTTGGCGCACTCAATACCGCTGGTGATCAGACTGTTCAACTCGGTCTCGCTGGGTTAGATACTTCTAATGCTATTGCGACTACGGGGATCAATGCTATTGGTAGTGTTTCTACCACTGGTATGAACAATCTCAATGAGTTGGGTCAGTTTGGTATGACCACTGTTGGTGCAATCGGAACTCACGGTATGGATACAGCTGAAACTCTGGGCATTCAAGGTATGTTGGGTATTCATGAGACCAATGAAGATTGGTTGAACTATGCTACGACAAGAGATACAAATATCTCTCAAATCCTTGCAGATTTCCAAGCGACAATCCGACAGTTTGGAACGGACTTGGCAACACCTATCACTTGTAACCAAAACGAAAACGGTG